ATTTACGCAAACGCTTCATAAACTTTTGAAAATCAGCTTTACATAAAGAACGAGATGCAGACATGTGATCATCATCAAAAGTAAGCGTTAAAAAACAATTATCCTCATGAAGTGAAGCTTCATGAACACAACGCAAAGCCCAAATACGGCTTCGCTCTAGACGACAACCAATACATTGCCCACAAGGCAACTTGACAGGCTTATCAATCCAGCCTTCAGAAACATTAAAAACAATGGGATACTTGCCGGACGCATTCGGGCGTCTAGCAATGTATCCCATTAAAGGACTATCAACAGGCACAATAAACTTTTATATTATATTCGAAAACCGCCTCGCATCGGCGAACGTTGAGTATTCAACGAATTAGTGGAACCAGCAGTTTTACCAAAATATCTCTTACGAGATTTCCCAGATTCACGACGTCGCATAATAACTACCTCCTTTCAGAAGATGAAACACCCGGCAACATATTCATAGGATTAAACATATTAAGCCAATACTTATACTTTTCTCCGGCTTTACGGTCAACCAAAGACGCACGATAAACAGCATTCTGCATTTGAGTAGACTTTGTATGCTCATTGATATTAATCGCTTCAGCGTTAGCCTTAGCAGCTTGGGCAGAATTGGATCGTTGCTGAGAAATCTGAGTCTTAATCAATTCAGAATTAAGCCGATTCTCCGTAAAAGCACGAGCAGAAGAAGAAACACCAATACCAACATCGGTATTAGGATTTTGCATAATAGGCAAAGAACCAGAAGGACTTGAAGAACCGCCATACTTAGCCGATAAAATAGGATTCAAACCAGCAGCTCTCAAATCAGAAACTTCTCGCTGATGTGCAGTATTAGACATCCGTTCCTGAAATTGACGATTAGTTTCAGCTTGCTCAGCATTAGAAACGTTAGCTTCCTCTTGACCAGCAGAACCTAACAAACCGCCTACAATAGGCGAAACAACACTACCTACAGCAGATAAGGCAGACCAAAAAGACATAGGGAACCCCCTAACTAGTAGTTAAACTCAATTTTTTGCCTCTATAAACCCCTGTAAAAAAGGCAACAATATTACCAACCAAAGAACCGACAATCCAACCAATAGAATTATTAGAATTAGCATCAACAGCTTTAGAAACTGCAATCGAAGAAATATTACGATTAGTTTCCATAGCAGATAAACAAACAGCATCTCCTTTACAAGCATCATAATAAGCTAAGGAGTCCTTAACCGCCCGACAGCCGAGGACGGTTAAGGTAATAACAACGAGGAGAAACGCAGATTTAAATGACATAAAACCTCCTTAAAAATGATCAATCAAGCCAGGAACGGAATATACAGGCATTGGTCGAGTACAATTACATTTAATATAAGAATCCATTAAAAAATCCGGCTCAGTATCAACAGCCAAAATGCGGGCCATAGGAACATCCTCATTAATAAATGCAGGAGATAACGTAGGTAAACCAGAAAATTCCTGAGACAAATGCCAAGCATCTAACGGAGTAGAATAAGTCGAACGAAACTTGCCCGTAATCTTAGAAGGATGATAACGATATTCAGCATAGCGTTCTTGATATCCGAACACTTTGTCATCATTAGCATCATTCTGACAATAAATTTCCTTATTCAAAACAGCCTGCTCGCCTAAATGAGCAAAACCAGGCCAATAAAAATCCCAACGAGTCTTCCGAGAAAACATACGAGGAAGCCCTTGCTGATAAGTTAAATCAGCACGAACACACATTAAACCAAGAACAACGCAATGCTCAGTAAACGACTTAGTAAAACCTGCACCATGGCAAGCAAGAGTCGCATAAGCAGCAAGAGTGCCTTGAGGAGTCGTATTACTCTCAGAAGTTTGAGGAACAGAAGAAAAAACGACGGGGGAAGTCGTTCCGCCTAAATATTCCGGACGCTGCAAACGGGCGTCAGGAGAAACAACGCCAAAATGAGAACGGATAATCTCAGTATAACGAGTCCCACCTCGTGCATCCCGTTCGTACATGCGCTGTAATTGAAACGCTTGTCTTAAAGAATTAATAGTGGCAGCGGTCGCATTAGACAAATCCGCTCGAATATTCGGAAAACCAGATGCAGCAGTACCTTCAAGAAGCCACTTCTCATTATTAGTAGCCTGATTAACATAAGACGCAAAAGGCAAAGTCTGAGAACTACCAGCCGACGTATACGCATTGATAGCCGTTTCGGCAAAAACTTGAGTGACTTTTCCAATACCCAAAACAGGGGCCGAAGAACCCAAGGGCAACTCAACACCGGGACCCTTTTGTGGCCAAGGTAAACAAGAAGTAAAATAATCATGACGCTTAGCACGCTTTAAAAGAACATAATCGGTTATAGCATCTGGACCGTCATCCTTATCAACAACAACAGAATCGCAAATATCCTGAGGACGAAACCACTCATTATAAATCAAATTATAGGCACGATGCCAAAAAGAAGCAACCGATAAAGAATTAATACCCGTAGGCAAACCAAAATAATCCGATAAAGAACCAACAGTAAAACCCGTAGAAGAAGAAGCCACAATCTGTGGAACTTCATAATCCGTTGAACTTTCAGGATCATAAGGGTCAACAGTTTCCCCCATAAACTTTTGAAAATTATCCCAAATTAAACGTAACGGAACAGAAAAATAAAAAACATCTAAAAACATATTATCCATAATAGGATAAATAGGCGTGGACATACGGGCAAAAATAGTCGCACTTAAATTAAAAGAATCGCCCGGCAACGCCTCATCAACATAAAACGGAACAATATCTCCAGAATCGAACGTAGTCTTATAACCATGACTACGATTAAAAACAGAACGAGGAACTTCAACACGGGGAACTTGGGAAAACTGATGTTGCATAACGCTTTTCATAGAATTACCTCCTTGACTTTATTAAACAAATAGCATCTGGAAAAGCATCCAGAGCATCACTTAAAGAATCGAAAACCTCCAGAACATTATCACGAGGTGTAATATAATTGTCATAATCAATAAATAACTTACCTAAACGATTACGAAAAACAACAACATGAGGAAACGACGTTTCTGTAAACATAAAAACCTCCTTATGCGGGTTTAACACGAATTTGATGACCGCTAGCATCATAACAATCTGAAAGGATATTGTAAATATCAGAAACCACTCGATTAATCCCCTTAACTTCGTCTTGAATATCAGTCAAATATTCATCAATTTGCTTAGGTCTAGCCATAATAAAACCTCCTTTGGTGTCAGTCCGCACAGTTACATCAAGTATATATACTGTGCGGGCCTGCTTTTAAGCAGGCGTACTGCCTGACGCGTCCCCGTTGGGGACTTGTCCAGCAGCAGCTTGCGCTGCTGCTCTCTCTTGATCAATAATTAACATTTGCTCAGGACTCAACGGAGGCAAAAGCCCTAACTTTCGAGCTTCATCCGCATTTGAAGCATCTGCAATAAAATCCAAAACATTAGCAGGGTCATTATTAAAACGAGATCGAACCTCAGCAGGTAATTGCATGAACGCATGAGAAACGCTATTAATAGCGTTCAAATTACCTCTAAAATCAACATTAGAAAAATCGCCGAAAAATGGGCGACGTGTACTTGCAACCAACGGGTCAACCAAAAAACCCGTCTTAGAAGCACGCTTAACAATAGAATTAATATCGCACTCATTAGAAAAACTTTGTTTAGTACGAGAACGACAATATTCCGAATCATTAAAAACAACAGCACCTTTACGAATAGACATATGAATACCTCCAATTAAAAAATAAAATTAAACATCTACAAATTCACTAGCAGAACAAACAAACTCAGGCTGCACAAACGGAAATATTAAACCAGAAACATTATCAAATTCACCTAAACAACATAAGCGATAATCAGCAGGATGCTTCGCAAGAGCAGAATTCTTGTCCTTTACAACGTCCGAGAATTCACGAACCGCAAGACCTTTATGCGGTAGAAAAATCGGGGTAGAATAAGTAACCGCCTTCTCGTCGAAAATACTAAAGATTAATACCTTCATAACACCTCCTTAATTGAGCGACTTTTTGTCGCTTGATACTTTCTCGGACGGCCAATCTCTCAATACTATTATTGGGATTCCCTTCCGAGCGCTTAACTCGCTTTAACTTCAACGTATCAATTAAATCAGATTTTGTCAAATCAATTTCCGAATATTTATCATCATAAAATTTCGGAGGTTTACACTTAACATTACCACGAATAATAATTTCATCGTCGGGATAAACATCCTTATGAAATTTTTTCAACCATTCTAAACCAAGACCGGGACGACGGGACATCGTGTTGTATTCAGGAACTCGCCCGTCATAATAAACATCAGAAAATTCTCCGGTAATTTTCTTCATACAATAACGTGCAACATACGCAGCACTCTCAAACGTAACATCTCCAACAGTACAAAAACCATAAGGCCATAATTGTTCTAAAATAGCAGAACGATATAATTTAACATTATTACGAACAGACCATAAAACCAATTCAGGAAAACGAAAACCAAAAATGCAAGCATGAT